GATTTGCTAGCTGGTAATGTACAGAATACATCTTTAGTGCCTGCAGAAAAATTTACTGCTGCATCTGAATTAGAACTGGAGATAACTGTAGTTCTAGTTAGATTTGCACTTGTTCCGTCTAGTGTACCTAGACCAACTTCAAATTCACTTGTTCCTTGATTAAATATACAATAGTAAGTCGTATTGTTATTTCCAATACCTTGTGCAAAAGTTTCAAAGCCAGTCACTGCTGCTCCAAGTGCAAACGCACCTGTACCAGTAGTTGTACTATTTACTTTTACTCTATCATTTATTACTAACGCCATTTAATCTCCTTATGATGTTATACTTATAATCGCATTGCTTGGTGTAGCAGGATCAGGGAACGAAATAGTGAAGTCACCATTTGTTGCTGTCTTGTCACCACCAAAATCCAATACCACAACTAATTTGTCAGAGCTAGTTGTATTATAAATAGCTGCGAACGCTGCAGTAAAAGTAGCGCTAGAAAAAGTTGTATCAGTAAAATCAATTGCAGTTGTTGCTGTTGTTGCAGTTACTGTTTGACCTGTTAACGTATTTCCACCAGAAGGATAGTTAGAACCACCTCCTGAACTTACTTCACTTGTTGCAGAAAAAACTGTGCTTGATGTTGTGTATGGATTAGCTGTATATAACGCTATCTTAAAAGTATTTCCACCAGATGCAAAGTTATGCGTTCCTGATGCGAGTTCACCTTTAAATGCGAATGGTACAATATTTGCCATGTGTTATCTCCTTATTTATTACTTGATGGATTTTTGGATTCTAGAACGGTACGAATAACCCCATCTTGATATTCGTCTCGGCGTCTTCGACCTTGTTGTTCGATCGCATACGATAATAAAGCTTTTTCATAAGCTTGTGAATAGTATTGTAACATATCTGCAGGACCTTTCAAGTACCCATATGCATTCACAAGAGATCCATATAAAATAAGATCTTGATATTTATTTGATAAAGAGGTTCCAGTTCCACTGACTGTGGCATCTGTTAGACTAACTGGCTCTTTATTATAGGCTAAAGTAATACTATATGTTTTATCAGGAGTAGGCGCTACTACCCAAAAATCTTCATCCCAATTAGCATAATATTTAGGTATATCAACAGAACTTGTTCCTGGTTCTGCATAATATTCAGCCATAAAACTTGTATCTCTTTGCTCTAGATAAAATTGATCTCCTGCTGAATTTGTAAGTTGAACATATCTAATTAATCTTAAATCTGCAGGTATAGTTACGTATCGATTACCTACAATTAAATTTGATGTTGCATAATGTCTGTCTTGATCCGAATCAACTTCTCTATAAATCTTATTTTCTGCATTTTGTATAAATCTATTTACAACAGAGTCTGTAAAAACATTACTTCCTACTTCTGTGTAACCTCTAATATCTGTTTGTAAATCTGTTAAAGTATATGCCATTATCCGTTTACTACCTCAAGTGTTACTGGTCCTGCTGAACAGTTATCTCCTCCACCTTGTATATTACCTGACGTTGCATTACTAGTGCTTGTTATATAAAAATAATTTATAGGAGTTGTTAAAGAATCTGTTGTTGTAGCTCCTGTAACATTTCCTGCTGAATCAATTTGACCTAATGCAATAGTAAAGCCATTTGCATTATTTAAATCACTTACATTATCAAAAGTAGGTATATTTATAAAAGCTTGTAAATTTCTTTGATCAGCTTCATCTGATCCACCTGCACCTGCAGTTGTTACAACAGGAGGTCCTCTAAATCTTACAACATCTCCTGCACTTCTTTGATGGTCTTCTGAAAAAACATTTACATAAGTTGTGCCTGCATAAATTACAGACTCAAAAGGATTATTAGATAATAATATTAAACTTGTTTTAGAAGCTGGTTGTGGTCTTGGATTAAATAAAGCTTGTGGATCTGATCCAACAGGTTTTGGTTCTAATTGTGGTTGCTTTGCTTCGTACTCTGAAGTGTGAACTAAAGATCCATTCCATTCTCTAACCATTTCAGTATATGGAAATGCCATACCTGATCGATCAGAAATTGCTAATGATCTTTTACCTGATGCATACTTACCCATTATACTCCATCTCCATAAAATGTTTGTGGTGAAATGAAACTAGATGTACCTTGATTATCTGCATCAAGTGCTCTTAACATTTCACTTTCATAAATTCTCTCTAACTCTTGTGTTCTTTCAGGTGAAACTTTCATACTTAAATAGTATGCAAGTCCTGACATCATACAAGGATAAAATCTATTTACTACATCTGCTGTATGAGAATAACCACCAACGTCTTGTATCTTTGCTAAATAATAAAAACAAAATTGAAAACTACTTGGTGTAGTTGTGCTTGATACACTTGAACTTGGTGTTGTATATAAAAAAATACTTGGGTTTAATTTTCTCTCTACATAATATTGTGAAGGAGTACCTTTAGATAATTTGTTTGGTGTTTGTGAATATGTAGATCTATCTATTTTTGTAAGTGCAACATCTACTGGTGCTGTTGTTGTTGAATTGTTTCTATAATAACCTTCTAAAACATCACTTATATCACTTGGAAAATTAGTTGAATCACTTGCAAAACTATATTCAGCTTGACCTTCTATTAATGGTACTTTCGCTAATTTTACTTTCCATAAATGTACACCTCTATTTCCCCATTCTTGAAAAAGAATATTTAATGATCGTCTTGCAGATCTTAATTGATAACCTGTTCTTGTTCCTAATACTCCTGTTCTTTCATAAGCTTCCTCAATGATATCATCCATTTGAGGATCAAATTCAGTAGTGCCTGATGTAGGTGCAATGGTTTGAGCAGAATTACCCATACCAGCATGAACTGTACAATAATAAAATAATACTGGAGCGCCGGTAGTTTTAACTGGTGCAACATTAATTGTTGTATTTGATCCAGCTTGTCCTGATGTTCCTGTAGTAGTTACACCTGTTGTATAAGGTGCAGCTGGTGAGTTATTTGGATTCGTAGAAAATGCAAAAATGTGTGTATCATTACTACTATCAGAGGTATCAAAGATATATGTATTACCTTCTTGTAAATAAAGTACAGGAGCTAACTCTCCGTTAATATAATATCTATTACCGGTACCATATTGAGTAGTCCCCGTCGCTACGGTGACTGTGTAAGTAATTGTAGCCACAAGTTGCTCCTATTAGCCGCCAGTTATTGTTAATGTAACACTTCCACCTGAACCTGCTAAATTGTAAACAATTCCTTTATCAAAAAGAATTCCAGAACCTGGTACATAAACTTCTAGTCCTTCTGTTCCAAAATTATAAGTTGCTACTAAATTACCTGCTGCAGCTGCTCCTGATGTTGCTACATTGTATAAAAGTAAAGTAGAACTTGCTATTCCTTTTCCTTGAATAGAAGTAACTCTAGCTCTACCTGCTCTTGATAAAGTATCAGCACCTATTGTTGCCAAGTTAAGGGTTGTTTGATCACTTGAGTATGATGACATATTTTCTCCTGTTAAATTTTATGTGGGCCGAAGCCCACACTAATTATTTATTACGCTATTGTTGCACCTTGAACTGAAGTTGCAACCCAACCAATAGTACTATTCCAAACTAAAGTAACTGATTCAGCTACTGCATCGAAAGCAACTGTTGTTCCACTTGCAAATGTAACTGGAGTAACTGTTGCAGTTCCGCCACCATCAACAATCATGTTAATGATTTTAACTTGTCCTGAAGTTGTTCCATCAGCTAAAGTTACTGCTGCAGCTCCGCCAGCTGTAGTAAGTTCTGTTATTAAGTTTGTAAGATCAACAGCTCCTGCACCAGATAATGTTTGCACACCACCTGTAATAGATGCTCCGTAAGTAGCATTAGTTGTAACTGCACCTGTTGATGTATTTTTAGTTATTGCTTCAAAACCGTTTTCCGATCTTACCGGTCCTGAAAATGTTGTGTTTGCCATGTTATATTCCTCCTAGAATACGTAAATATAGTCCTCTAGGGATGTCGACTATACGCGTCTATATTTACTTTTTGTTATT